TTTTTGGAGCCGATGCGGCTGGCTTTGATGATGGCGAGGCCGATGGCGATGATCCGCCTCCGCTTCCGCTATCGCCTCCTCCGCCGCCTTCTCCGCCTCCGCAAGTGTTGCCCGATTGAAATCCGCCGGCTCCCGTGCCGCAGTCCTTCGCGCGCGCGGACTTCGTTGGAGTTTCGATCATCGGCGCGACTGGCTCGACTTGATCGACTGGTATCGAATCGGATGGAGTCGTGTCGATTGCGTCTTGATTCATCGGCATCGAAGCCATTGGAGCCATCGGAGGAGGAGCCACGAATCCAAGTGGACGGCCTCCGTACATGAGTTGATCGGCGGCCGGATCGTCCATCGGCTCGCGTCCTTCCTCAATGCGCGCTTCGTTTGCGGTCATCCAACCGCCAGCAACGGCCGCTTGCCTCGATTGCAGTTCGATTACCTCGTCTTCAATGACGGGATTGTCGTAAGCCAATACCGCATCGCCTTGGAGATCGAACATCGGCACAAGCGATTGGTTCAATTGCTCTTCATCCATGCGGAGAAGAGGAAGGATGGTTGTCTCGCGCCATGAAGAGAAGCCAGTCTTTGCGCTCGCGAGGTTTGGATCATTTGCCTTCAGCATCGAGACGGGAACGCCGAACACGGCCGCAATCTCCTCGATGATCTCGTCTCGTCCGCCAAGATCCTTTGGCGGAAAAGAAAGCGGCTTGATGTCGATCTCGGCCGTCGCAACGATGAAGCGGCCGGCGTTGCGCGAGCCTTCAAGTTTGGCGGAAAGCGCGGCCTCAAAGGCGCGGATATCGGCTTCGCTTGCGCCTCCCTTGATGGACACCAACGAATCGGGGCGAGCGTTGTTCTGGAAGAACTTCAAGTCCATCATGTGAACCGCTTGGTTCATTTGCTCGGCAAAGAACGCGGCCTCTACCTTGCCCTTTCCCCAATACATGTCGTCAGGATTCGGCCGCTTGAAGTGAATCACTTCATCGACTTCAAAACGCTTGCGGTTCTGTCGATCTACGCCGTACATGTAGCCGTCGATGAACGATTTCTTGCCGGGGATGATCTCGACATACTGGCTCGGGAGTGTCCAGAGTTCAACGGGAATGCCGAGCCGCTTGTCCATGACGGGATGAATGAAGGCGTTGCCAGTCAACTCGCCGAAGAGCGTCCGAAGCACCGACGCATCGAATCCGTTTTGGTACGGGTTCACATTCGCCAACAACTCAAGGAGCGGATGCGAGTCCACGACCTCTTCATAGTTGTCTCCAATGCTCGCGCTCTTGCGCATGACGCAATGCGAAGGCGTTTGCCGCGCGCGCCCCGATAGGTAAGCCTTGGTCGCACGCGAGACTTCCTTGGTCTGCCAGAGTTTGGTGCGGTTGGATCGCTTGCGAATGTAGAGCCGAAGCGGAGTACTTGCGACAGCGACGGCGTTTAAGTTCGCGGCCGCATAGATCCAAGAGTTGTACGCTTTCACGCCAGCGCGAAGGTCGAAAGGCGCGCGCATGGCATCGCCTCCGACGATCATGGAGCGACCCGATGCGGCTTGCACTTTGGAGGAGTCGAAGACGGCCTTGAGGCGTTGGAGTAGATTCATAGAATGCTCAAGCGTAGCGGACGATGCGCGCGCCTTGCATGCTGTGCAAGAGCGAGCGCGCATACTCCGTCATCGTGTCCGGCCGTTGCTTCATACTGCACGGCTCCTCTTCCTGAATATCGGAAGCCAAACGATTCTAATTCAGTACGCAACCAACCTTCGGGGAAACGGATCTCCCGTGTTTGGATGGCGATTTGAAGTCCTTCCATCAATTGCTGCTTGCTCTGGCTTGTGAATTTAAATCCTTCGGTTCGATGGCAAACCTTGCGGAGATCCTCGCAAATCGGATCGCCAACGCCCGTTGAATCGATTTGCGCTGGCGTTTGCCCGATCAATTTCGCGAGCCGCTCGCGCGTCACATGCCAAGGCGTTTGCCAACGCTCAAGGCGACACACGCAACCATCGGCATCGAGCGCGACGGCCACCGTCCAATCATGCGACTTGGCGAGATCTACGCCCCACCATGCCGGCTCGGCCGTTGATAGCGCGCCGATGCATTCACGGATGGCATCGATTCCGAATGGATTGCCGCCATCCTCGGCCGGGATCCCTTCCATCTCTTGCGCGAAGATTGCGGCTGGCAACATCTTGCGCGCCATGTTGATCTCCGCCGGATCAATCAACGGGTTCTCCATCGAGCCAACTCGAAACGCGCGCCAGTCTCCGCTTGTGTCGCCTTCGGCTTGAAGGTAGAGCCGATGGAAATCGCCGCATCCTTTGGGAGTGCCGAGGAAGATCGCCGAGCCGCGACGATCGGTGAGCGTTGGGTAGATCGCGGCTTGCCAAGAGGAAAGGAGTTTCGGAACAAAGCCGGCTTCATCGATGACAACGAGATCGTATGAACGGCCTCGGCCAGCGTCTTCATCATCACAACTCCAGAAGTCCACAACGCCGCGCGTCTTCAATTCCATCCGCTTCTCGGCGCGGTCAACGGATCGAATGATCGGATGAAGCGCGCGCTCAAACTCGCGCAAGGACTCGGAAAGGAATCGATAGGTCGGCGCGAACCAAGCAACGCTCTTGCCTTCGATCGCTCGATCCATCGCGACTTGCTGGCCAAAGGTCGTCTTGCCCCAACGCCGGCCAATCTCAAGGACGCTGAAGCGCGCGAGCGATTGATAGACGCGCAATTGCGAGGCGTGAAGCGCGTCCTCGATGCGCGATATTCGGATCTTCAATCGTTGCCGATCGCTCGACGCTTGTCGATGCGCTCGATCTCCACGACCTCTTCGCGGATCGTCTCTTCGACGCGATCCTTCTGGCCGAGGATTTGCTTTCCGAGCCAGATCATCATGGTCACATTGCCGTCCTTGGCTTTGCTCCATTGGAGCCGGCGAAGGGATGCGCGCATCTTGGCCGCGCCGGATTGGTACGCCGCTCGAACATCGGCGCGCTTGCCGTGAAACATGCGCGCGTTAAAGCCGAGGATGATCCCAATCTCGTCTTGTGTGCAACCAATAGCCGCCATGCCTTCAATTTGCTTGAGGTCGAGCGTCTTCACGGATCCTTTGGGTCTACCCAAGGCGCGCCTTCTTGCCGGTGAGTGTTTCCCAACGCTTCACGATGACATCGCAATATGCTGGCGAGATCTCCATGCCGTAGCACTTGCGGCCAAGTTGCTCGGCGGCGATGAGGGTAGTGCCGCTGCCGAGGAACGGATCGTAGACGATGCCTTCCCATGATTGCATGGCGATGCTAGGCAACTCTACAGGGAATGTAGCGGGATGGTCTAACTGCTGTCCCTTTGTTGTATAGCACCTAAAAACGGTGCCATGGATTTTGCGAGACGAAACAGCGTCGCCATTTTTTGTCCCTGTATGAACGCGCAAGACACCATTAGCGCAGCGAGTCTTGGCGGATATTTTTTGCCCAGCGTGTTTGCATTCCAAGAACTTATCTGGATGGACGCTCTTTTTATTGAAGTGCCAAATAAACTCGTGAGAAGGCGCGAGTCTGCCGTTCCAATCACCCGGCATTCCGCTGAGTTTGTCCCAGACATACCATCCGAATCTCTTCCATTTTTGCTCCCGCATCCATTCAATCCATCCATCCCAATAGGGAAGCCATTCGCCATCACGATGGATCATGCCGAGGTTCACAAGCACCTGTCCCGCGTCAGCCATCGGAATGTTCTCGAACACTCCACGCATCAGTTTATCCCAATCGGAACAGTCGGACTCCTTCGTGTAGTCTCGCTGCTGTCCGTAAGGCGGCGAAGTGAAACATAGATCAGCCTTTACTCCATTCATCAGCCGCGCAACATCCTCGGCCTTCGTCGAGTCACCGCACATCACGCGATGCGATCCGAGCAACCACACATCGCCCGGCTTCGTGATCGGATCGGCTGGCGGCTCTGGCACTTCGTCTTCGTCGATCTCGCGCAAGACCATCGCATCGAGTTCCTTGGCATCGAATCCGGTTGCCTCAAAGAGTTCCTCGTCT